GTCCCATGCTCCTAAGGAACTTTTCGGCTTGTGCCCTGAATTTCTTTGTTTGTGTTCGGTCGTACTTTGAGAAGTCGCATTCCAAGAAAAAGATATCTTCTCGGTCATTGACTACAGCGAGTGAATCGTCACCCATTATCAAAGTGTGAACACCTGGCGTTTGGCATGCTCTGGCCACGTACTCATTGATGTCTGAAGAACTAGCCCCACAAGTGAAGTAAAAAGTAAATGTGAGGGTTCCTTGTTTAATTGGGAAAGACATTTTCTTGTCAAAAACTTTAGACGCGAGCCACTTAGAAATATTCCACACGTCATATCCAGTTTCATAGAATTCCCAACCGGATTGGTATGACAGTAATCTAGGTATAAATTTTTCGCGTGTCGACAAAATCTCGTCTCCTTTGATGCCCAATTTAATGTGTGAAGGCAGATGCATGTTAAGTACGTTTTGGTTCTGTGTGTTAATGTTCCTTTTCTGGTTTGGGTTCAGTTTGTCAAACCACTCCTCATAACTCTTGATGTTCATGGTATCAGTGGTAAGTTGATGTTCCTTGAAAAATTGTTTGTATCTTTTCCAAGTAGGACTCGTGAAAGCAGGTACACTATTCCTAATTATTGTTACTCTACCGATCCAACAGGCCAATTGGTTTTCCATTGTGTTGGCAGGTCTGCACATATCTGACACCAGAAACATCATTGGATATATGCCTTCTCTCTCTTTTTCACAGAAAGGTTTGAGTACCACACTGTCATCGTGTGTGTATCCCAATTTTTCATAGGCCACGACAACATTCTCTGTGAGTCGTGGTGTGACCTTTGGGGGTAACATTTTTGTCTGCATAGGTAAGACGTCGCGGCATTCGGACCAGGCCCAATCGTTGGTTATCGTGGACTCCTGGTACCTTATGTAAACCGGGCAACTGTTTCCCGTTTTCTGATTGATCTTAAAATGCTCGTCAATCCTCTTCCTATAACTCCAATTAGCAGACTTCTTGTGCCATTTGTAGGTGCTCCAATCTCCATATTTGAGTCTCTCCAAAGCAGAGACTACCCACCAACCTCCGGGTACGATCTTGATTGATTCCTCCAAGTATATAGTAAACCTTGGGAATGTGCTAAACAATTCATGCTTCTGAGTGATATGTTTGAATACTTGATTTTTCGCATATTTTACAATCTTGCCTCTACACATGTAGATGAGCAAAGCTCCACCAGCCCACACCAATCCCTTGCCAGCCAAACGAAGAAGGTTCCTCCAAGACCAATGCGGTTCTTCAACCTGCAGTCTCTTTATAGAACGCCTCTGATCAGCCACCCAAGTAGAATTAGCATAGGTGATGTCATTGAGATTCAAACTCTTTCGCCTCAGATAGGAAAAGAAAAAAATTGTCTAGAGAACACATAAATCTATCCATTTCGATGTGTCGTCCCATCAACATAAGTCGGTATCTAGTGATTAAGGGGTGTTGAATCACTCTGTTCCTGTACATTGACAAATTAACAGCATTAACATTTGTCAAATTTATGAGCACCTTGATAACCTCGATGGGGAGCCAGTCAACCTGTTCTCGGACAAAGAACCACCAGTAAGTACGGTCGTATTTAAAGTAGCCGTCCCAATCCATAGGGTCGGTTTGCAACTCGATACTTTCCCAGTATTCTTCATCTTTCTTGATCTTCTTAGCTCTTCCAGATGGGGGGTCATTCTCCTTATCCTCAATAATGTTGTCAACTTGTACTTTCTCATACTCTACATTATCGCGGCCTTCCCTCCCATCATAATTACCGTCGCCTCTTTTCTCTCGGTTTCCCTTAGAACCCCTGTCTCTTCTCTTATCACGGTATCTCCTTTCATCATGTCGGTTATCTCCTTCTCCGTCCCTTCTCTCTCCTCTTCTGTATCCATTGTCTCCTGGTTTCACAACTTGCGTCTTACCACCCCTCCCATTGTTATAAGTAACGCCAATTGAGGCTGGAGGTTGGGGCGGTGCATCATTACCCTGGCCATTGTTATTAGTAACGCCGGATGAGGCTGGTGGTTGAGGTAATGGAATTTGGTCGCCTTGATTTAGAAAGATCGGGAACCCCCTTTCGTCTAAAACACGTGGTGCATTATTTACAGGATCATACATAATATTTACAAGAGGTACTTGAGGTACCTGAGGCTGCACCTGAGGTGCTTGATTGCCTGTATTATTATTGGATGGGCTTGGACCTTTTGCCAAGCTTGGAGGCGGTGGGATCACCGCAGTGCCCAGATTAGGTATCTGGGGCAACACCTCTGGCATTGGTTGCGCATTGGTGTTTTGGTTGGGGTGAGTAGGTAACCCCTGTTCCTTCGATGACTCGTCACGATTAGCTGTCTTAGGGTTCTTTATCACCCGGTCAGTCTGTCCACCAGTTCGTCGTAATTCGTCACTCATTCTGCTTTTTTATGTTTGGGTAGGATTTTGAAGGCGAAGTTGCAGGAACCCTACCAAAACCTGTGCGATTCAGTGGCGGCCCAGTCACGATTGACGGTCGTGACACCACAACGCGAGGCTTTAATTCGCGAGGCCTATGTGACATGGTCACAATTTTAACTAAGGAGCTAGCTTCCAACCGCAGGATCCTGAAATCCTGCATGGTATCTTTTCAATACCCCACCGGGACGCAACACCCGGTACAAAATCTCCCACCACACTTCTCACAGACCTGATTTTGGCTGTGAGGGGAACGGCGCCCATAGCAGAGCTATGGTCTCCCGCGCTATAGTAGTA